CTACACATAGCGATTGAGAATTTTGTTTTTCTTGATTTGAATGTGATGTTGTCGTTACCTCCTTCGCTTCAGAAAGCGTGTGCGGTGGAGGAGTTTGCTCACGTTTTGATGAATATCCGTGATGAACATCTTGTGAAAATGGTTGTCGCTGAGATGTTGCCTGATGTGGCGTATCAAAATGGGCGATATGTTCCCGTTTAATGTCGCTATAGTTCAGTTTGTTTGCATAAATTACATTAGAAGAAATCATTTTTGCTCCTTATTTGAACAATTTATTGAATTTAGGGTGTAGAAAACCGCCTCACGTTTTCGCGAGGTGAGGCGGTGAGTTAAATTAGATTAGAAGTTATTTAATCGCTTTGGTTGTGGTTGTTCATCAAGTAGGCTTAACATTCCTTTGATGAACATAATACGTTCACTTTTTGCTTGAACATATTTTCGAGCTTTCTCTAAAGCGTTTTCGGTTGGCATATTAAGGTTATAGAGGTAATGCCCTCCGATAAATTTGTCTATATCTCTGCCAAGATGTGGGTATTCCTTGCGGATTTTTTCGCCCATTTCATACGCACCATTAAGTGAGTGGTACAGGTTAGCGATAATGCGGATGGCTTCTTCGTCTGCTTCGGCTTCAGCAAGGGGGAGATTTTGTTGTTGCGGTTGTTGCAAAGCCCTGCGTTCGCACTCGATGAAGTATTTGCGAACTTGTCGCCCTTTTTCGTTGCGTTCGACCATTGCGAGTTCTTTGCCCATATCAAGGGTGATGTGATATTCCTTGCGTGGTCTGCCTAATGTGCGTTCTGTTACGATGATGTAGTCTTCGTTTTGGGTGAAGCCGTAGTCGGTTATGCGGTTTTTTATCCAATTTGAATAATCTTTGCCTACTTCTAAAAAGTGGTGAAGTTCACGAGCATTGCATAGTTGAATATGGGTATTTTGAATTGTACCGTTAAAAACAGTAACTAAATTTGAGTTTGTCATTTTGGTAACCTCTTGGATTAAGTTTTTATACTCATCACCGCTGAGGCTAATCATTGGTGATGAACTAGACAGGATTAGCCTTACCGCTCCAAGAGTTGCGGCGACCCTTTAGGGTCTCCCATCTAGCCCATCATAGAACTTTACGCCAAAATTGGCGAAAAGGTTATTTTGCTAGATTTCAGATATAAAAAAATCGCAATTAAGCGATTATTTACACCGCTCTTGGAACATTCAGGAGGCTAATCCCGACTTTCGTTTGAAAGTGGTTATATCCTAATATAAGAGCGGGGCGGTGTCAAATTAATCTTTTCTTGAGGGAAATAATCCTTTAATAATTGAGATAAAAGCAGCAAGAATGTTTACTGTACAGGCAGAAGTAATCGCAATAAAGACAGTATCAGAGTGTTTATTTGGGTTATAATAAAATTGGATAAAACGCATCCAAAATACAATACTGGCAATGGCAAAACAAACTGCAATTACAGCATAGATAATGCGTAATCGGTTTGTAATTCTATCACTGACATCTTGACCCTCTAACGGGGAGGAGGGTTTTGTCGGTTTTTCTTGTTCAAATTTCGTTTTTTTATTAGCTTGCTGACTTGGTTTTACCGTTGGAACTATTTTTTGAGGCTTAGACTTTGCCATTGAGCATTTCTCTATCTGTAATTACACTTCCCATCCCTCCCATAGACCAAGCTCCGCCTTCTGCGTGGGTCATATCAGAAAGTTGCCAACCAGTATATCCGCCATAAGCCTTAATTAGCTCATTCATAAAAGCTTCATCGTGAATATCTAAATGGCTGTCAAAATTTCTACCTTGTGCATTCTTAGCCATATATTTAATTTCGGTTCCACGGTTTTTAGCAAATTCATAATATACGGATTGAACAACCGGGCCATATTGCCAACGAACAAACTCGTCATTAATTAAACGACGACCATTTAGACGTAGATACCAAGATTGAGCAAAAAACATAAGCTTTTGTAATTTCATTGGTGTAAGGTTCACTATTTCGCCGTCTTGAGCTCTACGGATAAGGGCATTAGCTACCTGCATTGCGGAATATGCCATATTCCCTCCTTAAATAAACAGTTTAAGGTACAAAAATAGCCTATGTAATGAAATATTTACACAGACTGTCAAAGATCAATTTACAACTTTAGCTTTATTTTGCCATAAATAACATAATGTAATCTAGCATTATCTATAAAAATTATCCAAAAACTGTCTTTCCCACATCTCAGCTGCTCTATCACATTCTCGTGGATCAAAATCATCGTCATCGCCGTCATATTCTTGCTCATCGTGGTTAAGGGCTAGATCTTCATCACTATCATATTTCAAAGCGTTCATCGTGTTTCTCCTTTCTCTTTTCTTTTTAAAATCAACTCGTTAAATTGGCTTTAAAAAAAGCCCTCGTGGGTGGAGGGCAAAGGTAATGTCGTTATATGGATAGAAACGCACTCAAGGCGAGGTTGGGCAAACACATTGAGGATGGTTGCCTTAAATGCGTTTCCTAATGCCTGCTTAGCCGCCTATCACTAAAATTTTCTCAAAATCCAACATAATTATTGGTTAAACAGGCATTAGATAACGGTTCGTGGGCTTGTTCGCCTATTTCCCCAACCGTTGTAGCAACGATTTCTCGTCGTGGTTTTCCACTCAAGCCGGTAAGCAGCGCTGCCCTTGATTCTAGGCTCACCTCTCTTAGAGCCAATAGACACAGTTTTCTGCTCGGGGGTTACTGACCTTAACGCAGGTCATCACTTACAAGCCATTGCCACGCCAATCTGTTAAAGAACAATGAGATGTTATCTCGTTTTGATGTGGTTATTATGTACTAATAGTTCAAATAAGTAAAGTATTAAAAGTACATAAAATGATAAAAAATGAATTAAAAGTTCATAAATGATTGAGTTTTAAAAAAATAAAAATTTGGGGAAAGTGTTTGATTGGTTGGATTTTGAGCAGAGAGGAGTGTGTCGCTGTTTGGAAAAGTGAGACAGCTAAACTTCTTGCCTATATGTGTGAATTATAGTTTACACTTATCGGAAATACGTTTTATAATATGTGTATGATTTAAGGAGCAAAAATGATTCAGATAAAATCAACAGAAACCTTTGATAAATGGCTAGATAATCTTAAGGATTTGCGGGCAAGAGCTAAAATTCAAGTGCGGATTAAGCGATTACAGCTTGGCAATTTTGGTGATGTAAAGCCGATAGGTGAAGGGTTATCTGAATTAAGAATAACAGAAGGGAAAGGCTACCGTCTGTACTTGAAAAATCAGAATGGGGTGATTGTGATTTTGTTATGCGGTGGCGACAAATCCACACAGAAAGCGGATATTGAAAAAGCAAAATCTTTAGCAAAAGAGTTAGGAGTTTAGTATGGTTGAGAAATTACACGATTTTGATATGTCCGAACATTTACGCACAGAAGAAGAAATACAGCTTTATCTTAATGAGATTTTAAGTGAGGGTGATATTGATTTATTGCTTTCTGCGTTAGGTGATATAGCGAAAGCCCGAAATATGAGTCAAATTGCCCGAGAAGTAGGAATAACGAGAGAAGGGTTATATAAAGCGCTTTCTGGGCGAGGCAATCCCACATTTGCTACTGTGTTTAAGGTCATGCAGGCGTTAAACTTGAATTTAGAAGTAAAACACGCTTAACTTGAACTAAGTAATGTTTTTAGTTTGAGAAAATGATTAAGCACGGAAGGATAATGGTTAAGCAAGAGGCATAGACTTATCTATTGTTTTGAAATTATTGATAATTTTTTAGTTAAGCAAGTTTTGGGATGAAATAATCGAGGTAAAATAAAACCGCCAGATGGCGGCTTATTGATTAGTTAATATAGCAATAGGATTGTGGAGGAGTTCCTGATGGTAGTATATCTGCAATTTCCAGTGGCTCATCATATAACTTAAATGAGTCAATCTCAAGCGCATAGGCTAGATCTCTTGCTGAAAAATATTGGTCAAAGAAACTTTTAGTGATGCCAGAGAATTCCTTTGTTTTTTCCCAAAGAGATTCTGGTGTATAAGATAGGGTATCTTTCACTTTAAATTCGCCGACCACTTTTCCTACTGGCATTGTAGAATATACAACAACAGACGTTACTTCCCCTCGTTTTGGTAGAGACTTTCTAAATTCAAATTTTTTTTCACCCGAAATAATTTTTTCTACAAACTCAGGCTTGATTGATAATAAAACTTTCATCTGCTTGAGACAACCTTAAAATACAATTAAATTGATCATTAGATATATGTTGTAATACTATTCTAGTCTGATCTTCTATCACATTATTGTCAAGTAATTCTTTACGGTTAGTTCTTTTTGGCAAAGCCATATTATAAGTAAATCGAATAATGTAAGGGTATCTTTTTTCTCGATAAAAGTTGGATAATTCTGACGAAGTAAAAACGCTAAATTTGGTGCAATACTGCAAATATGCATCTTCGGATGGGAACTCAGAGATATGTTTTACCTCTTCAACGACGCATATAGAAGATATGACTGCTCGGTAGTACGCGGGGCCATTACCGTCCCCAGTTCGATATATTACAAGAACATCTCCCCTTCTCAACATATTGGCATTGTAAGCTGCAGAGATATAGATTTTATGAATGCTGTTGGAATGAGATACATCTTGAACGATGTTGGGCGATTCGTTAAATAATCTAGATTCTGGGAATAGCCTTGTATGATATAAAGGGTGGATCGCCAACAAGAATTTATTTGTTGTAGAAGGAATATAAGGGTAATCAAGTAGGATGTCTCCAACCGCAAGATGCATATTTCTTGCATAAACATATTCTATGCCATTAGATGTTTGTTTTTGACCTGCTTGATAAAATCCATATTGCATAAATAAGCTAATCAGGTAAGTATGTTTTTCAAAGACAGTTAAATAAACTAGTTCTACACGATTTGCAATGGCGATATCAAGAATCTTTTTGATAAAACGCTGACCTCTTAATGTACCTCTAGGGTTAAATTTAAATGTTCCTACTTTTAAAATATGTTTGTTATAAATTGGTGGGATAATATCTGTTACTTCATTCTCAAATTTGAGATATAAAAAACCATCTATACCATATTGTCCGTATAGAACATAAGCATAATCACTATTCTTTCGGTGAAACCAAATAGAAAACTCTTTGTAATCTGATTTTAGACTGTCAAAGAATGGGTCATCTAAATTAATTTCACAAAATTGAGAATAAACCAAGTTATCCATAAAGCCTCCTATTTGAGTTCTTTTCGCCTCTTATTTCAATAACTATATTAATTATGCTTTAGCTCTTAGGATAATAGATTAATTATATCCAATGATCGTAATTTGATTTAAAAAGATATGATGCTTTATTTTTTTATATCAAAACAATCCTAATATTAAAATCTAATTTTATCCTAATAAAATTTATTTCCTACTACAACACCTGATTCAACCACCACACCAAACCTACCCAATAAAATTCAACTTCTAACCAACCAACATCTACAATGTTTCTATCCTTTCAACGGCTACGCCAATAATCCGGATTTCTTGTTTTAAAGAACTTAGTTTTGGGAATAGTGGATTAAGTGGCACTAATTCAAAATGTGGTCTGCCATATTCGTCTAAATCTCCTAGCTCTTTGTATTGCTTGAATGTTGCTTTGTTCTCGTGATTGACGGCAGCGACAAACTTTCCTGGAGTCGGGCAAAGAGTAGGATCAATTAAGACTAAATCACCCTCATTGAATCGTGGTGTCATTGAATCCCCTTCAATTCTTAAATAGAAAGCGTCTTCTGATGCGAGGATGGAGCTTGGGATCATTTCATAACCTTGCTCGCTGTCCAACATATTAATGCCTTTCCATAATCCGGCTTGCACAGCACTTAATAAAGGATAGGTTCTTTGTGGTTTAATAATTTCTAAAGAGGCATTTTTATCGCCATAGGTGAGCCACTCTTTTGATACGTCTAAAAATTTGGAAATAGCGTAGATATTCGCCGTTGAGGGCATTGTTTCAGCATTAAACCATTTGCTGACTGCCTTTGGTGTTAAATGAAGGTAGTCGGCTAACATTTTACCTTTCCCCTTGTCGGGAAGCCCTTTCAATTTACAGGCGATAGTTAAGCGTTCTGCAAAACCTTGTCTAATTTTTTCTTCAGAGATCATTTTTTATCCTTATTGAACGATTGGTTCAATTATAAATAAATATTGAAGTACTTTCAGTTATGATTTAATATGTACTTTATGTACAAATAAAGGATGAAATATGAAAAATTTAAAGAGTCTTATTGATACCCTGGGAGCTAGTAAAGTTTCTGAAATTTGTGGTGTATCAGTTCGTGCTGTTTATAAATGGCGCACATCAAACAGTTTGCCGAGAACTGAATACACTGGTGAAACCAACTATGCGGAACGTCTTGCTCAAGCATCTAATTATGCGGTTACCGCAGATGATATTAAACAATTCAGCAATCCTGCTAATTTTTCATAACTGTAATTTATCACCCAATTTCTTAAATAAAACCATAAAAAACATAAGGAAATTATGACAATGAAAAAGACGATTATAGAAATGATTGAAAAAATTCCTGGTGGGAAAAGCGCGGTAGCTGGATTTCTTGGATTTACAGAGGCTGAGCTTAATAACAGACTTTATCAAACTAAGGGGCAACGCTTTAAAAACGAAGAGTTAATTGCGATTCAAAATGAATTTGGATTAACAGATTTTATAGATGAATTATGCCATCAGTCTGGAGGAGTTTTCCTAAAGATCCCAGTTGAAAGTGAAATTGATAATGTAGAGCTATCTTGCAAGCAAGTACATGAAATTGCAGCAAGAGGATTGCTGTATGAAGCACTAGAGAAAGCAATGATGGATGGTGTAATAACTCCTAATGAGGAGGAAAAGATTAGAGCAGCTTTAAATAAACATTTATCTGCAACAGCTAATTCAGTTGAACTAGCTATAGCTCTGTATAAACGGAAATAAAAACCACCGCGGCAACGGTGGCTAGTTATATAAAAGGAACTGTATATGAACGAATTATTACGAATAAATACGGAAAAAGCAAGTATTACTATGAGTAGTCGTGAAATTGCGGAGTTATGTGAGAAGCGACATGAATTAGTAATGCGAGATATTGCTATTTTAAATGAAGCTTATCAGAAATCAGGGTATCCAATAATTTTGGAGACCCCCTACACACACCCTCAAAATGGGCAAATTTACAAACATTGCTTATTAAATCAAGCTCAAGTTTTGGACTTGGTAACAGGATATAAGCCAGAGATCCGAATAAAAATAAATCGGCGTTGGCAAGAATTAGAAGCACAACAAGCAAACAACGCTTTTTCAATTCCTCAAACATTATCTCAAGCCCTACGTCTAGCTGCTGAACAAGCAGAGAAGATCGAACAGCAAGAACAGTTAATTGCGTTACAAGCGCCGAAAGCCGCATTTGTCGATCATTATGTTGACGTTGGCACCAGTAAATCGCTGCGTGAAACCGCGAAAATTTTAAAGATGCCGGAGAAAGCGATGATCGAACGTTTGATCGAAGATCGGTTGTTGTTTCGTCAATCAGGCAAGTTGTTGCCGTTTGCCAGTGAGAAAGCGAAGCCGTTGTTTACGGTGAAAACGGGCACGGCGGAATGTGGGCATAACTACACGCAAACGAGAGTAACGGCGGAAGGTATGCGTTTTATTGCGGAACAATATGCAACGGAGTTGATGATATGAGTATGTTATTAATGGTGAAAGCAATGCAATGTAAGGTGGGAAATGCGACACGTAAACTGGTATTGCTTAAGTTAGCGGACAACGCTAGCGATGATGGCGTTTGTTTTCCGTCTTATCAACATATTGCCGATCAATGTGAAATCTCTCGTCGCAGTGCGATCTCACACATTGATGCGTTGATTGAGATGGGCTGGGTTGAGAAAAAAGAGCGCAAAACGAAAGAGGGAAACACATCAAATTTATATATTTTACGTCTTGAGCAAGGTGGTGAAAATACTGCATCAAGTAGTGAAAATTCTTCACTAGGGGGAGTGAATAATTTGCACCACCCTAGTGAAAATATTTCACCCACCCCTAGTGAAAATATTTCACCCAGAACCAGTCACTCTATTAACCAGTCAATTAACCATAAAAAAACTATGCAAAAAAAATCGACTGCGCTCACGCTTTTGGCACAGTTTGGTATCACGGAACAGCTTGCTGAAGATTTTATTACGCATCGCAAAGCGAAAAAAGCACCGATTACAAAAACTGCACTGGAGCGCCTACAAAAACAAGCCGATTTAGCCGGTTTACCGCTTGCGGAGGTGGCGGAAATTATGATTGAGCGTGGCTGGCGTGGCTTTAAAGCCGGTTGGGATTGGCAAGAAACGCCACAAAACCAGCCTAAAAAATCAAAATTTGATGACAATGACGACAGCTGGTGGCGTGGCAAAACGATTGAGATTAGGGGGTTTTAATGCGTCATTTTGCAAATACACAATTGGCGGATTTGGTCGGCAAGGAGCCGACTTATCAAGCAACGCCAGGCAAGCAAGAAATTCCGCCGCAGGTGGCAAAATTTGTCGATCGCTTATTTGCCCGATTAAAAGCGATATTCCCGGCGTGGCAGGCGGCATTTGATGGTGAGGAAGGCTATCAGGAAGCAAAACGGCTTTGGCTTGAGGCGTTGGTCAACAACGGCGTGACGACCGCTGCACAATTCAAGTGCGGTATTGCGCAGGCGGAACGGTCGGGAAGTCCGTTTTTTCCTAGCGCAGGGCAATTTATTGCGTGGTGTAAAACGGACGATTATGCCGCATTGGGGTTGCCGACCGTGGAGGAGTTGCAATATCGCTTAAATAAATTCCGTGCGTTTGGCGGGTTTGCGGAGATTGAGCGTTTTGAGTTTATTTCTGATGCGGAATATTGGTTGATTACTGATCTGGCGAATAAATCCATCCGTAGTGGTTACAGCGAAGCGGAAGAGTTAAAGGCGATGAAAACGGCGTTAGACAAGATGGCAAAACGGTTGACAAGCGGCGAACCTTTGCCAAAACGCGTGATCACGTTGCCGGAAGAAAGCACGGTTAAACCGCATAATCCGCAAGCGGTAGCACGTTTTTTTAACCGTCCGGAATTGAAGTTTTAGGAGAAATGATGGAATTTGATAAAGACTGTTACAGAACGCCGAAATACGTGTTTAATTGGCTAAATAGCCGTTTTAAGTTTGATATTGACGGCTGTGCGACCGAAGAAAACAACTTGAGCTATCACTATATCGGCAAAGATGGCATTGTGGAGGATTTTTTAACGTTCGATCCGTTAGATTTAATAGCGGAATTAGAATTTTCCAATTTTACGATTTTTGTTAATCCGCCTTATAGCAACCCGTTGCCGTTTGTGAAACGAGCGGCAGAGCTTAAGGCTCAGGGCTTTTTGGTGGTGATGTTATTGCCGGCAGATAAATCAACAGCGTGGTATCAGGTGATTCAGGAGAGCGCGACTGAGGTGATTGATATTGTCGGTGGGCGCATTAGTTTTCTTCATCCGTTGACTGGCGAAGAAGTGAAGGGGAATAACAAAGGCTCAATGATTGCCGTGTTTGACCCGACAATGCAGGATTTTGTGATAAGACAGGCAAATTTGGATTTTGTGAAGATGTGTGGTGGGTATGGAAGCTAAACAACGCTTTTTCTTGCGTAACGCACGCATACAGCAAAATGCGATTGGGGTAATACATTCCCTTGCCTTGGATGATAAAAACCCTGTGGTGGTGGAAATAAAGCCCTTAACGAGGACGTTGGCGCAGAATGCGAAATTACACGCGGTGTTAAGTGATATTGCGAGGCAATGTAAGTTTCAGGGCAAAAAGCGAGATATTGAAACCTGGAAAATGATTATGGTGTCCGCGCATAAAATTGCGACAGGGGGACAAGCAGAAATGGCAATCGGGCTGGAGGGCGAGGTGATTAACTTGCGTGAAAGCACGGCGCAAATGGGTGTGAAGCGGTTAGCGAGTCTAATTGATTATGTTGAAGCTTGGGCAGCGGAGCAAGGCGTGAGATTTAGCAACAAGCAAGGGTTTTACGGCTATTAAAAACCGCACCGAAGTGCGGTTGGATTAGGGTTAAAAATTGTTGCGGAGTTGTGGTCGTTTTTGTTTATCCGCAAATTGTCTTAGCCTTGGTAGGCTGCGAGTCCAGTTGTTATCTTTGCGTGGCTCAAGAGGGATGTCTTGAGTGAGTTTGTTTAAGAGCTGGTTGGCGTCTGCCACGATATGACGAAATTCCGCCACAAGTGAGTGTGCTGTAGGCGCAAGTGAGGAGCCGAGTTGTTGCAAGGCGGGGTTAAGGTGTTCGATGAGTTGTTGTTGTTCAGACACGGCAATCCATAACCAGACAAGGGTTTGTAGTTCATATTCGGTGAGTTCGGTGGAGAATGTTTTTTCCGGCTCAGGCAAAGCGAGTTGTTGATTTTGTAAACTGTATTTTCCAGTTTTGCGGATTTGTGGAAGAACTTCAGAGGTTACCCAACGTTTTACTTTTTTAGCTGATGGGAGTTTTGAACCAAGCACTAAAGAATACATTCCGCTTTCATTAACGAATAGTACACGCTGTTTTCTGCGGATTGTATCGATGACCTCACGTTTCGTTAGGTCATCTGGATCAACGTGATCCTTAATGGCTTTATGTGGATTTGAATATTCCAATAATTCAGCTAGCTGAGTAGCACGGAAAAAGATTTCGTTATTTTCGATAATAGTTTGAATTTGGGAGTGTTCAAAGTTGAAGATAGTTAAGTTTGACATTTTTGGTTTCCTTTTGAGAGAAATCCCTAACTTATTAGGGCGTTCGACAGCTCAAAACCTGCCAAAAATCAGGCGGACTTATTCCCTTACGGTATTGTATTCGTCGCACTGTCGAACATTGATTTAAGTTGTTGTTTTTGTATCAGGTATAAGAGATAGGAGAAACCCAGATACAAAAAAATCACGCTAACGGGGTGAATTACCGTTTTTGGTAGGCTTTTGAGACCTATGGGGAAATCCTACCCTCGACAAGGTGAGTTGTCAAGGGTGAGGGAATTATTCTCGTAGTTCTTTTTGTGAAGCAACGGCTAAAAAATGGCTACGATCTTTGTAAATCGGGTTGCTTGCTACACGGCTATCAATGCGTTTGATGAGATATTCGGGCAAGCTGATATTAATACGATGGCGTTTGCCTTGATAAGCGGAAATATCCACATCAAGTAGTAGCCAAGTATCGCAGTAGTTAAAGTCTTCTAAGGTTTTGTAATACTTATAGCCTTTATCTTGAAGCTCGCTGATGTTGGTGCCGTCTTCAAACATCATTTCTAAGATGGAATGAATGGCGTCCGTTGCTTGAACGGGAATTTCTTCAAGGGTATCTGCTGCACTAATGCAAGCGTATTTATCTGTAAATAATACTGGCACGGCAATGCCGTAAGCTTCATTTTCGTTATCAGGGGTTTCAATGCCGATAGTAAATAACATAGTTGCTCCTTGTGGGTTAGCTCGGCAGAGCTATAAAAGCCCTGCCGATTTTTTGATGGATCTGATAGTGCCTATTGGTAAATCTTTTTTGGGATGCGGAACAGGGAACGTCTTTCCTGTTTTAGGTGAGTACCAAATATGGTGTGACCCTTTACATCTCAATTCAGTGCAACCAATGGCTTTCAGTTCCTCGATTAAGTCGCGTGAGTGCATGCTTCCTCCTTGTCGTCTTAATCAAGGGTAATTATACACACATATACACATAAATCAAGTTATTTTTTATAATTGAGGTAAAAATGCAAAAGAAACGAAAACGTAAATATAAATGCAAGGTTTGCGGTAGTTACTACACAAAAACTATTAGCAGTTTGCAGAAAGTGTGTAGTGTTGAATGTGCGATAAAACTTAGCAAAGAACAGGCACGTAAAAAGCGTGAAAAACTAGATAAACAAGCAAGGGTAGAAAGTAAAAAGCGATTATCAGCATTAAAAGAGGAAAATAAAACTAAAGGGCAATTAATTAAAGAAGCTCAAGAAGCAGTTAATAGATATATTCGTGTTCGTGATGAGAATAAAGAATGTATTTCGTGCGGAACGCCATTAATCAGTGAAAAGCTCGGTGGCGGATTTGACGCTGGACATTATCGCAGTCGTGGCGCAGCACCACACTTGCGGTTTTATACGCTTAATATTCAAGGGCAGTGCAAACGCTGTAATCGCTGGTTGGGCGGAAATTATCACGAATATCGCGTAGGGTTGATTGCGCGTTTGGGACTTGAGAAAGTGCAAGCTATCGAGAGCGACCAACGCTCAAGGCATTATAGTGATGATGATTTACGGCGGATTAAGAGAATCTTTAATAAGAAAGTGAGATTAATGCAAAGAAAACGAGGTGAATAATGGAATTGGTTTTTAATAATATCCGTAGAGTGTTTATTCAGTGGGGGTATTGGGCAACGCCTCGTTTGGGTACTGAATACCCTAGCTTATCAATTAGCGTTCCTATTCCACCAGATGAAAGCGATAGAAGAGTTTTGCCTATTAGTGAGGATTTGGCGTTAAAAATTGAGGAGTGCCTTTTAGTGATGCGTAAGGTTACGCCGGATTTGTATGAGTTATTTATGGCGACTTATGCTTATCGTTTGCCACTTTATACGGAATATGACAGCGATCGTGTTCCTGTCAGAATTGGGCTATTAGAGCGATTTGGGATTAGTAGAACATATTACTTTGATCAACTTAAAATTGCTGAAACCTCATTAAAATTAATGTTAAGTCAAAATAAGTGTGTTTTTCTTGCGTAGTAGATTAATTATGTGATATATTTATATCACATTAAAAGAGGGTAAAATATGATTAAGAGTTTTAAACATAAAGGATTGGAACAATTCTTCAAAAAAGGAATTACAAAAGGATTGAGACAAGACCACGTGCGAAAGATTAATGGTATTTTATCTCTTGTTGATCGTGCTAATACGGTCGAAGAATTTATTCAATTTTATCAATGTCACGAATTAAAAGGTGACAGAAAAGGAATATATTCAATGACAGTATCAGGCAATTATCGCATTACTTTTGAATTTATTAATAGTGATGCGTATATTTTAAATTATGAAGATTATCATTAGTGAGGTGAATAATTATGCGTAAACCAGCACATCCAGGTGAAGTCTTATTAGATGGGTTTATTGAGCCAAATAACATAAAAATTAATGACCTTGCTACTCATCTTGGATTTTCAAGAGAAACACTTTCTAGAGTTTTACATGGTAAAACTGCAATGACAGCGAATTTAGCTATTGCACTCGAGGAGGCGGGAATTAGTACAGCAAGATTATGGTTGTCTTTACAGACAGATTATGATTTATGGGAATTAAAACAGAAAAGAGAACATCATATCAAACCATTTAATTTTGCTGTTGCTTAAAAATAAGAAATATAGTTGATTTGTCCGGACTAAAAGTATATATTATTAGCTATAGTGCGGTTTTATATGCTTGAAACGCACAGATGTTTTTTTCTAACCCTGATCGGAAACGATCGGGGTTTTTTATTGCCTCAAATAAGGAGGCTGGGGAATGAAAATGCCTGAAAAAGATCCGAATGTGTGGCTCATTATTTGGGCGTACATTCAGCAAAATTACAATGCCATCACAGGATTTGTGATGGCTTTTTTTATGTCGTTGTTACGCGCGGCATTTTTACGGCAAAAGACCAGTTATCGGCAGCGGATGTTGGATGGTGCGATTTGTGGTGCATTGACGTTGTCTTGTATGTCATTGCTTGATCATTTTGGTTTTCCGGAGAGTTTAGCCTCTTTTGTCGGGGGAATGCTTGGTTTTATTGGTGCGGAGAAAATCCGTGAGTATTTGATGCAAGCAATTAAAAAGCGAGTGAATAAAGATGAGCAGATTTAAATTTTCTACTACCAGTGAAATGCGTTTGGTTGGTGTGCATCCTGATTTGGTTAAGGTGGTGCGGACTGCTATTGCGGAATCAACGTTTGATTTTATGGTGGTGGAAGGTAAGCGCAGTAAAGCACGACAAGCCGCGTTGGTGAAAAGCGGTGCAAGTAAGACGATGAATAGTCGTCATTTAACTGGCCATGCTGTTGATTTGGCACCGGTTACAGTCGAGAACGGTAAAACGGTTATTGACTGGAATAATAAAGCAAAATTTAAAGTGCTGGCGGAATTGGTGAAAGCAATCGGTAAACGTTTGCATATTGAGGTTGAGTGGGGCGGTGATTGGCGTTCATTTTATGATGGCCCTCACTTTCAGTTAAGTCGCAAAGCATATCCGGACAGGTGAGAGATGTTCACAACAAATAAAGGGTTATTTGTGATAGCGAGTATGGCGTTGTTATTTGTCAGTGTCGTCTATCAATACCATTTTATTAAATCTTTAAAAGCCGAGATGGCTAAGCAATCAAACACGATCGCAATGCAAAGCAGAACGATTGAGCGGTTAAAAGCGGATGCTCTAATCAATCAACAATTAGCATTGGAATTGAGTAAGCAAGAGTCAGAGGCAAGGAGTCAATCAGATGAGATTATTAAAAATATATCGACAGTCGAAAAAAACAGTGATTGTTATCGGCACAACGCTCCTCAGTCTGTTATTGAGTTCTTGCAGCAGTGAGCTTGTTCAATGTGCTTGTTCGCCTGTTCCGCCTGCGTATTTAACTTATCTTGATAAAACGCATTTCAAAGGGCAAAGCTATGGTGATGTCGCGCAGTATGCGGTGATACTCAAGCGTGAGCGTGATGTTTGTTTAAATCGAATAGATAGGATTAGAGAGTGGCAGACTGAACACGCGCAACATTAAAAGGTACTCCCAGCGGGGTGTGGCTTTCCACGGGGTTGCGGGCTCGCGGTTTTCGGCAGTTTTTTGCATTTCTAGGCATCATCATCTTCTGCGATTTTTGCGTATTTATTAAGCACTTTTGTTTTTGCATTTTGCATTTTGGTTTTGGATTTTTGTGATTATGGAAAATTTATTTGATCTTAAATTGAATATTAATCAGATCGCTGAAATCACGGGAATGCACCGCCAGACGGTATCTCAACGCGTTGCGGCTTTAACCCCAAGTGCAGGAAGCAATAGCAAATTAAAGCTCTACCTCCTTGCAGATTTGATACGGTTGGGGTTGAAAGAAAAGATGACGGCAGATGTCGATGCAATGTCGCCGAATGACCAGCGTGCATTTTGGCAAGCAGCGAACGAACGGCTGGAATATGAACGAAAAACTGGCGAGCTGATCCCTGCTTATGAAGTGGCTCAAGAAATGAGTATCTTGGCGAAAGCGGTGGTACAACAGCTTGAAACCTTGCCAGATATTTTAGAACGTGATGCCGGATTGCAACCTAATGCGCTTATGCGAGTGCAACAAATTATTGCTGATATTCGAGATCAAATGGCATTGCATATTCAAGAGACTGAACATAAGGAAGAGTAATGTTTGCATCAGCAAAAGACATTCGCCGAGATATTGCCAACGCAATAAAAGCTCCGAGACGAATGAAAGTTTCCGAAGCAGTGGCAGAATATATGCGCGTACCAATTGGTGGCGGAAACTCCGTAAAATGGGATAAACATACCGCTGCTTATATCCTAGAACCAATGGACTGCCTAAGCTCTCGTGAATATGATGCGGTGATTTTTGTAGGCCCTGCGCGAACAGGCAAAACCATTGGCTTGATTGATGGTTGGATAAGTTATTCAATTATTTGTGATCCGTCTGATTTTTTACTCGTACAACTTACCCAAGAAAAGGCAAGCGAACACAGTCGAAAAAGACTAGATCGTACATTCCGTTGTTCACCTGAAATTGCGAAACGGCTTAGTCCGCGCAAAAACGACAACAACGTGCACGATAAATATTTTCGTGCTGGGAATTTGCTCAAAATTGGCTGGCCATCAATCAATGTATTATCTTCATCGGATTACAAGTATGTGGCTTTAACGGATTACGACCGTTGGCCAGAAGATATTGATGGTGAAGGTGATGGTTTCTCTCTTGCGAGCAAGCGAACCACAACCTTTATGTCTGCAGGAATGACCTTAGTGGAAAGCTCACCAGGCAAAGACATTGTTGATATAAAACATCAACCTAAATCAACGCACGAAGCGCCACCGACCACCGGTATTTTAAGTCTGTACAATCGAGGTGACCGCCGTCGGTTTTATTGGCAATGCCCTGAATGCGAAGCGTATTTTGAGCCCTCAATGGCGAATATGGTGGGCTTTCGTGATAACGAGGATTTTGTTAAAGCCAGTGAAAATGCCCGCTTACAATGTCCACATTGCCAACATTTGATCTCCCCCGAAATGAAGCGAGATCTGAATATTCGTGGTGTATGGCTAAAAGAAGGGCAACGCATTGACAAACAAGGCAACATTCACGGTGAAGGGCGTAAATCACGTATTGCCTCTTTTTGGCTTGAAGGACCAGCTGCTGCGTATCAAACGTGGGCACAGCTAACCTATAAGCTCTTAAATGCCGAACAAGAGTACGAATTAACAGGGAGTGAAGAAACCTTAAAAGCAGTGATCAACACTGACTGGGGTTTACCTTACTTACCACGCTCTGCGCTGGAACAACGGCGTGCTGACGAACTAATGGAGCGCCGTGAAGAGGCAGACAAGGATAATAAGACAATCCCAGCACAATGCCGTTTTCTTATTGCTGCAGTGGACGTACAAGGCGGACGCAACCGCCGTTTTGTGGTGCAAATTGTCGGTTATGGTGAAAATGGTGAGCGTTGGTTAATTGACCGTTATAACATTTCGCACACTTTACCCGATACAGACGGTGTGATTGAACCGATTGATCCAAGGTTGCCCGATGATTGGTACATTCTTATTACTGATGTATTAAAAAAACAGTACCCTCTTGCTAACAATCTAGAACATTTTATGCCCATTCTAGCAATGGCGGTGGATAGTGGTGGGGAAGAGGGCGTAACCGATAATGCCTACAAATTTTGGCGACAATGTCGGCGTGAAGGGCTAAGCAAAAAAGTGTATCTCGTCAAAGGTGACAGCACCAAACGGCAAAAACTCATTACCAAAACCTATCCCGATAATACAACACGTTCAGATCGCCACTCATCCGCGCGCGGTGATGTGCCGTTGTATTTATTGCAAACCGATTATCTCAAAGATCGCATTAATAACGCCCTTGCTCGCCAAACGGAAGGCGCAAATTACATTCACTTTCCGCGCTGGTTAGGTGAATGGTTTTTTGATGAATTAGTTTACGAAGAACGTGGGCCAGACGGAAAATGGCGTAAACCGGGTAAAGGCAACAATGAAGCCTTTGACTTATTTTGTTACGCCCACGCTATTGCGATTTTACGCGGCTATGAACGAATTAAATGGGGTGATGAAAAACAAGTGCCGGATTGGGCAAAATTACCAGACATCAACCCTAATATTTTAAGAAACTCCACCGTACATCACACCCAAGAAAGTGCGGTAGAAAAAACGCAAGAATTACCCACCAATGCAACGAAAGAAAATGCCACTTGGCTGACAGGAAAATCTTATCGAAGAAGAGGGTGGTTGTAACAAAAAGGAAATAATAGAAAATTTGGAACATTTGACAAGATGGGGTAGCTCAACTTAAGATCTCTAAATAACTATTTTCTATTTAGAGGATGACAATGTCTCAAAATACAAAACCAATCAAAATGGAGCTAAAAGGGGAGGCTGGAAAGCGAGTGGCGTTATCAGCTGTTAAGCGTGTGATAAAAGCACATCATAAAGAAATTAAAGCGTTGGCTTACAAATGATTTAGGCAAAAATTGATTGAAGTCACAACACAACCCGATCAGGAATGGTCGGGTTTTTTATTGGGGAAAATATGAGCCTGTATACCATTGATGAACTAAAACAAAAAATCCGCTTGCTGGATGAGAAAATCGAAAGCGCACAAAGCCAAGTGAGTTTTAACGGGCGTGCCGTTTCTTGGCAAATTAATGAACTGAGTAAACAGCGTGATCGGTATCAAGCAATGTTAGATGAAATGCTGGCGCAAAGTGGGCAGAAAGTAAAAAAACATCGCATAAAATACGCAAGATTTCGCTAAAAAATAAACCCCGAAAGGTGCGAACTTTCGGGGTTTTCTTTACCCCTTATCTAAGTTTAGCAACGAAGGAGTAACTTATTGATGGGAAGTATAGAAAATCTATTTGAGATAATCAAGGGGATACTCATGATGACAGAAAAACTGACTGCGTGGCGATTTGTCGCCGTTCTTGTGACCATTGTGCTGTGCTTTTTGGTGTGGAGAATGCCGGATATTATTCTTGCATTAGGAAACTAATAAAGAGGGAGATGTGATGAATATCCTCGAAAAAACCATTGCTGCACTTTCGCCGCAATGGGCGGCAAAACGGTCTAAAAGCCGTTATGTGCTTAATACCTATGAGGCCGCATTGCCCAGCCGAACTCATAAGGCTAATCGAGATGGGCAAGGTGCAAACGTTAATGTGCGACAAAGTGCGGTGAGTTTACGTGAGCAAGCTCGTGCGTTAGACCAAAATCACGATATTGTGATCGGCATTTTGGATAAACTCGAAGAACGGGTGATTGGTTCAAAAGGCATTCATATCGAACCACAGCCCCTAATGAAAAATGGTGATGTCCACAAAGGACTTGCGGAACAAATCCGTAAATTGTGGGCGGAATGGTCTATTAAGCCTGAAGTTACTGGGCTTTATACACGCCCTGCATTGGAAAGAATGTTATTACGCACGTGGCTGCGTGATGGCGAGGTGTTCGTTCAGTTGGTGAAAGGAAAAGTACTGGGCTTGGTTCACGCCTCTAATATTCCTTTTTCCTTGGAGGCATTGGAACCTGACTTTGTGCCAATGAATACTGATGTGGCAAAAGAAAATTTGCTACAAGGGGTTTATCTTAATGCGTGGCGTAAGCCCACTGGTTATCAAGTTTACTTAGATAATCCGCAAGAGTCAGGGAAATTTTACGACAAAGTCAAAACCATCTCGGCAGAAAATATGTTGCACTTGGCTTTTCGTAAGCGATTACATCAAATCCGTGGTGTGAGTATGTTGCACGGGGTGATTGTCCGCCTTGCTGATCTGAAAGAGTACGAAGAAAGCGAACGTGTTGCCGCACGTATTGCTGCCGCAATGACGCTGTATATTAAAAAAGGTGACGCACAACTTTATGATACAGATGAAACAAGCGAGAGCGGAGAACGGTTATTTGACATTGCACCCGGTGCGGTCATAGATGATCTAAAACCGGGTGAAGATATTGGCTTAATTAATTCCAATCGCCCGAACACCAATTTAGAGAGTTTCCGCAATGGGCAATTACGCGCCACCGCGGCTGGCACACGTTCCAGTTATTCCAGCATTGCCCGAGATTATAACGGTACCTATTCCGCGCAACGGCAAGAATTAGTAGAAAGTTTTGAAGGCTATGCGGTGTTGCAAGATACCTTTGTAGCGGCAATCTCTCGTCCGATTTACCGAGAATGGCTCAAAATGGCGATTGCCGCACAAGCCATTCAAGTTCCCGCTGATGTCGATCCCGATTCACTCTTTAATGCGGTTTATTCTGGCCCAGTAATGCCGTGGATTGACCCAATTAAAGAGGCGAATGCGTGGAAAGAGCGGATTAAAGGTGGTTTAGCTACCGAAGGGCAGGCTATTCGAGCCAGTGGTAATAACCCAGCAGAAGTGAAACGCCAGCGGATTGTTGAAGTGCAAGAAAATAAACAAGCAGGGCTTAAATTTGATACCGATTTGACGAATTGTAAGGAGGGACAAAAGCACGATAAAAAAATGAGCAATACAGATAATGAAGAAAGTTAAATATTAATATTAAAGGAGCATTTTATGAACACTAATGAAGATATGTTAGATCCGATTATTGTAATACCTGAACCTGATCCAATTATTCCGGTTAATCCTGTTGCGTTTCCGACGATAGATCCAATAACGGAAATTCAAAGACAAAATTATTATTATTTTTCTCGTCGGATTGCCTACGATAGCAGAAAAATTATTAGCTACTCAGGGTTAAAAAATACTGCCTATGATGTAGATAAAAAATTGAAAGAGATTGAATCTAACACTATCAGCTTTACAAGTGCTTATGTTGTTTTAGATGATCTAGATAAATTAGCTAAATTTTATGCTGAGTGGATGACAAAAGAAGAGCTTGAAAAAGTTAAGTCACTTAGAGTTTTGATATTTAATTATCAGAATAGATTAAATGATTTAAGAAATACTTATTTAGAAAAAGAGCAAATTGCACAAAAAGCAGAAAATGATAATAAACCTCGTTTTGGATTAACAAAGGTACATCCTAAAGATTGGGATTTAATTCTTTCTATAACAGGGAGTGCTAGGTTATGGCTACATTATGTTTCAAAATACAAAATAGAGGAGATAAACAGTAAGCAGGAATTTATTGACGAACTTATTCTATTAAATGACTGCTTATCAGAATTATCTCGGTATTCTCGAAAATTACATTCTAAATTAGAGATTGAATTAGAGAGACATCTGCAAAAAACCAATAATATTCTTTTACTAGACAGAAATGAACCGGTCACTTCCTTTGATATGATGAAGCATTATTGGTCAGGAAAAGGAAATGCGGTAACTTTGCAACAGTTAGGGCTATTTGAAAAAGTTAAGTCTTTGGTAAAAACACCAAATCAACTTGGGAAACAAAATGGTCACAGTGTTCAAGGGGATTTTATTCAACAGATCATCAAAAATAACAGGAAATCTTTTCGTAATACCTATTCTTTTCGTCAGAATGTAGGAGCGTTAGCTATTAATAATCCTTTATGGGCAATTGGCGGAGCAATTATTGAAGGTCAATTCTCAGGGAATGCAGTAAGTGAAAATGGTAAATTTTATCTAAAGGGTGAGATTAGTTATAAATTCTATGATAAATTTACTGATCCTTATGATACTTTCAACTTAATTCCAGGGGAATGGAATCCAGATGGTGATAGCTATGATATTAATGGCAAATGGACTGAACCTGTTTCAGTTGAAATTAGCCAAACGGATTACCTGAACCTCAAACAGTAGGATATTTTATGTTTGCCTTTGTATGGATATTTCTCTCATTCTGTTTTTATTTTTATCTATTTACCCATTATCTTTTTCTTCCTTTCTCGGGACAAAGTATTTTGCTTTCAATTATTTCCTGGAGTGTTTTAGTCGGTGGAGTTGCATTTGTTAAACACCGATTTCAGCGAAGTCAAAAAAGCAAATGGCTGCTCCGATTTTTGTTGTCGTATTTAATGATGATAATCATCCATATGATTTTATCATTGTTAATTTTATGTTATGCAAAGGAAATATTATTTAATTATGACTGGGGCAATATTGCAGTTGGAATGTTAGGGATACCGATAGGGGTTTATTTATATCAATTTTGGACAAAATAGGTCATTTTAATGAAAAGCTGGTACTCCATTAAAGCCTCCGCCAATCAAAGTGCGGAGGTTTTTATTTATGATGAAATTGGATTTTGGGGCGTTTCAGCGCAGCAATTTGCCAATGAGCTAAAAGAGATTGGCAATGTGCGTCAAATTAATCTCCATATTCATTCGCCCGGCGGTGATGTGTTTGATGGCATTGCCATTTATAACTTACTGAAAAATCACCCCGCAAATAAGACCGTCTATATTGAGGGGCTTGCAGCCTCTATGGCTTCTGTTATCGCAATGGCAGGCGATGAAGTCATTATGCCTGAAAACGCAATGCTAATGATCCATAAGCCTTGGGGCATTCAAGGCGGTGATGCGGAAGAACTGCGTAAATATGCGGATTTGTTGGATAAAGTGGAAAGTACGTTATTGATGGCGTACATCGCAAAAACAGGCAAATCCGAAGATGAATTAGCAGCAATGCTCGCTGTGGAAACTTGGCTTACCGGCAAAGAATGCGTTGAGCTTGGTTTCGCTGACAAACTGGCCGAACCCCTTGTGGCGATGGCTTCCATTCAATCGAAAAAAATAGAGGATTTTACCAATATGCCTAATGAAATCAAAAATATGTTGTTGAAGCCACAAGGCAACGCAAAAAATCAGAACGTGGCACCAGAACAAAACCCAGAACAACTTCAACCGCACGACAAGCCGGCAGCGCAAACGGTAGATAATACCGCACAAGTGCAAGCGCAAATGGCGCAACGAAATCTGGCAATCAAAGCGGTATTTGCCCCATTCAACGGTCAATTTAATGATTTGCTGGTGGAATGTTTAGGTGATATTACCGTTACCGCAGAACAAGCGAAAGATAAATTATTGGCAAAACTCGGTGAAAACACCACACCAAGCGTACCGCAACATCATATTCACGTTGACAACGGCAATATTGTCGGTGATAGCGTGAAAGCCTCTTTGCTTGCGCGTGCAGGTTTTGAAAAAACAGAAAAAGACAACGCCTACAATGCAATGACTTTGCGTGAATTGGCGCGCGCATCGTTGGTCGATCGTGGTGTAGGTATTGCCGGAATGAATGCAATGCAGATGGTGGGAATGGCATTTACGCATTCCACTTCTGATTTTGGTCAAATTTTGATTGATGTGGCACACAAATCCGTATTAAAAGGTTGGGCGGAAAGTACGGAAAACTTTGAGCAATGGACGCACAAAGGTACGCTTACCGATTTTCGCCCTGCTTATCGTGTCGGCTTAGGTAGCTTTGAAAGTCTGCCTCAAGTTCGTGAAGGTGCGGAATATACTTATGTAACCCTTGGTGATACAGGTATGCACGTTTCACTTGCCACTTACGGAGCGTTATTCAGCCTCACACGCCAACTTATCATCAATGATGATATGCATATGCTCACCCAAGTGCCTTATAAACTTGGACAAGCGGCACGCGCGACGATTGCAGATTTAGTATTTGCTCAGCTCTTTGGCGATCCGGTGATGAGTTATGACGGTAAAAAACTTTATGATGCTGCACATAAAAACACCGTAACCAGTGGCGCAATGGATTTAGCTACCATTGATAAAGCCATCCAATTAATGAATGCGCAAAAATCCTTTGATGGTAAACAGCTTGCGATTGAACCTGATGTCTTGCTTGCACCAACCTCGCTTTATACTCGAGCAAAACAGATTTTAGGTTCAAACTCTGTGGAGGGGGCGGATATTAACGCTGGTATTATTAATCCATTAAAAGATGTGGTACCGGTTACCAAATCCCAACGCTTGCAAGCAGAGAATGCGAAAATTTGGTACTTGCTTAATAAAGAGGCGATTGAAGTCTCTTATCTCAATGGTGTTGAACAACCATTTATCGATCAGCAAACCGGCTTTACAGTGGATGGTGTAACCACCAAAGTCCGTATTGATGCTGGCGTAAATGTGTTGGATCACCGTGGTATTGTGCGTGTAACCAATAGCTAATAGTCTAGAAACGAGAAAACCCCGATTGCTTGCCACAGTCGGGGTTTTCTTATTTAAGCCTTAAATAGGAAGGGTTAAATAATTGAATGAATTTTAACATCAAACTGCCATCTTTTAAAGAGGTAAACATAATGCTGACATTATTAGATGAGAGAAAATCAGTGCGTTTTTTCTTATGGGCGTGCTTACTTATGGCATTTATTTTGGGCGTGATGTGGTTATTACCTGATGTTATTCACGCAATTAAACAAGCATAACAGGAGCTTATTATGGCGAAAAATTTTATTCAAAACGGCGACACCATTGATTTTGTCGCCACAAAAAATGTGAAAAGCGGTGATGTTGTGGTCTTACAAGATCTGATTGCGGTTGCCGTTACCGATGTGGCAAACAAAGCAACTGGCACAGGAATTGTCGGCGGTGTATGGCGAGTGAAAGCCAAACAAGCTGACGACATCAAACAAGGCGATGTACTGTATTGGTCTGATGCAGATGGTGCAACCAAAACCGCAGCCAGTAACAAACGCCTTGGTATTGCGTGGACTGACTCAGGCACATCATCTGAACAAGTTGATGTGAAAATCAATGCTTAACCCGTTTGAACAGGCTTTAGCACAAGCAGACAAGGCGATAACAGATATTATGATGTCGCCTTGGCTGATTGACGGTGTCATTTATCCTGCCACTTACGATGAAGTGCCACAACGTTTTGAAGGAATGTTGCAGTATAACGAAGAGTATCGGGTAAACGGCACCAAGCGCACATTAACACTGTTTAAAGAAAGCGGCTATCGTCCACGTGTGGGCGATAGTGCGGAACAAGGTGATAAGCAGTTTTTGGTTAAAGCCTTTGAGCTGGTGGATCAACTGATTATTTTGCAACTGGAGTAAATAATGACGTTAGACCAAGATCTTGCTTTAATCCGACGAAATGCGAATAAGGTGGTGAAGCAGCTTAATCGTCAAGCAGCAAAAACCATCAATCATTTGGCAACAAAGGCGCGCAATCAAGCCACCAAAAATGTTGCCAAAGATATCGGAGTGCCAGTGAAAACCCTAAAAGGCAGAACAAGGCAAAGCAAACATCAGCGTGCAACCGCCTCCAAGCTGCGTGCACAGTTGCGCGTTAATGTTTCACCGTTACCGTTAATTCGCCTGTTAGAGCGCAAAGCGAATCGGGTATGGGAAGGGCGTGGCGCAATTATGGTGGGGAAATATGCGGTACAACGTGGTTTTATCCAAACCCTTGCTAATGGACGCACGCACGTTATGCAACGGGCAGGGCGAGCGCGCTATTCTATTGACGTGGTGAAAATTCCACTACGTCAGCCATTGACCGCAGCTTACCAACAAGCCCTCAAAGATTATCCCACCGAATTACAGAAAGAACTGAAAGGCCGCTTAAGTGCGGTTTTTTCTTAAGGAGAAAAAATGCTGATTCATAAAGCGATTCGAGAACAGGTCGCCTTACAGCTACGAATGTTAAACCCTGAAATTAACGTTTGGGCTGGGCGCCCCACCTTTATTGACTTAGACAATGAACCAACCACACTGGCGGTTTTTATTGACGATGCGCAAAGCGAGCCAACGGGATTATGTGGTGGTGAGTGGGAGGCAATCTTAAATATTGCCATTTATCAACGATCAACCCAAGGCGAAGCCCCGCTCGATGAGCTGGCGGAGCAAATCGTTCAGCGTCTGGCAGAAGCCTTTGAAAATGATGATTTAGAGAGTTTACAACAATGTTATTTAACAGGGTATCACTATGAACAAGATGCGCAGAAACGCACTTGGTACATTGCGAATCTACAATATCAAATTACTTATGGGCAGGAGGAATAATGGCCACACAAACTACGCCTTTCCAAGGCACAAAATTTTATATCGGCATTGGCTTAGAAACGAAAAAGGCGATTACTGCTTGTAGTATTAGCCCCAATGCCACCATTACCGCTACCGGACACGGTGTGAAAGCCGGAGATTGTATCAAAATCAGCGGATTAGGCGCATTAGACGGTTATTATCCGGTGAAATCGGTACAAACTGATGTGATTACTTTAGCGGATGAAGTGGATTGGTCAGCACAGGATAAACCGACCAATTTTGCGCAAGCACAATTGGAAAAAGTGCGTTGGTCTTCCAACTTTTGCGCCATTAAAAACATCGAAAAAGACGGCGACACACTGACAGAAGAAGATGTGACCACAATGTGCAGTGAGGGAACGGAAACCGAACCGGGCGATATTGAGTTTGGCAGCCTAAAACTCACTTTTTTCTACGCCCCTGCAACGGTAATGCAAGCGGATTTACGCAAGAAGTTCTACGGCAAAGAAACGTTCCCTTACTTGATTGTGTTCAAAAATAATCAAGGATCGCTCTATGGCACAGGCTTTATTCAAACCAGCACCAATATCAGCGGTGAAGTAAAAGGTAAGTTTGAATCGGGCGTCACCATTAAACAATCCAAACGTGATTATTTATTACCAGTTTAATCAAACGAACGTTCATCAGAAATAACCGCTTGTCGTAAGACAGGCGGTTTTTTTATATCTAAAAATAGAGGGCATTATTATGCAACTTGCTAACCCTGAAAATTTTAAACAGTTTGTACAAATTAAAGATAACAGCACGGTAACCACTTCTGAGATTGTGGCAAAGGTGTTTGGTAAACGACACGATAATGTTATTCGTGATATTCGGGCTATTTTGCAAGAGTGTGATGAAGATTTTGCAAACCTCAATTTTGAGGTTTGTTTTAAAATCAATGAGTTACAGAATGGGAAACCTACACCTTATTACAATTTAACTAAAAACGGATTCATATTACTTGTAATGGGATATAAATCCAAAAAAGCAATGAAAATAAAAATTTCATATATTCAAGCCTTTGATTATATGCAAGCGGAGTTAGCCAAAGGCACTAAGGGATTATTAGAACAGTATTATCAAGTACTTGGTGAACATAAGGCTGAAAAACAATTTGCAAGCCTCTGTGGACAAGGATTAAGTCAATGGAAAGAGAAAAAACCTTTACTTGAAGCAACACTTCGATTATTCGAAGACAAAATGCAAATTGAACTCCCACTTTTGAATAACTAATAAGGAAACGAACAATGAACAAAGGCACTAAAGCAACCTTACTTGCGATTAAACCCACATTGAAACCCTTTGAACTCAACGGCAATACCTACTATATCCGTTCTTTTACTGTAGGTGATGTAAACCGTGAAGTGTTTGAATATCAAAATTGGCTGAAAGCTCAAGCTATCGCACAAGGTATTGAACTGAATCTGAATGATGAAGATGTACTCGCCAAGCAGCTTGAACCTATTGCCGATAAATACCGCCTTGCGCGCAATCTTGCTATTAAATTATGCGATGAAAAAGGCAATAACTTATTCGCCCCTGATAATATCGAAGATTTAGAAGCCATTTTAACCCTTGATGACAGCGTACTCACCGCTTTTAATCAAGCTGAAAATGTAGATACCCCAAAAAACTTACCGCCCGACGCAAGTTCCAACTAACCCTCTCCCTTGCGTTGGGTAAAACGCTATCAGAAATCGAAGCAATGCCTGAAAGCCACTTGCAAGAATATGAACAATTCTATCAAGAACAACCGTTTGGCTTGTGGCGCGAAGATTACCGAACCGCACAAATTGCCTATCTTTTAGCGGCGATTAACAGTGATCCGAAAAAAGACAGCCCAAAACTCACCGAGTTTATGCCGTTTTTTGCAGATCAAAGTGCGGTGGAAAATAGCCAAGACTTTGATGATGGTAGCGAGATGTTTTTGGCACAGAGGTAAGCAGATATTGAGAAAGTAAATTTCACAATCGCTAGTCTAGATTTGAAAATTGACATCCTCCCCGCCCTAAAGGACGGGGATTCCTACCAGCTCCCATTGCAAGCAATGGGCTACTCTCGGTGGGTTCTTGTTGCTGACCTCTCAATGAAGTTCACTTCACAAGCTACGGGCATGTCCTGCCCTGACATTTTATTACGCGTGGACGATAGCTCGCCCACGCCCCAATACATTTAACGCGCCAACCACATCGGCATTTTCTGTGTAGCCACATTCTACACACTCAAAATTAGCCTGTGTTTGACGATTTTCTTTTGCTACATGACCACAACAAGGGCAAGTTCGACTGGTATTTTGCGCTGGCACTGCCACTAAAAATCCACCTTGCCATTGCGTTTTGTAGTCCAACTGACG